AGCAGTTATGGATGGAGAACAGCCAGAAGGTGTGCAAGGAGTTGTACCCTGCCATGAAACAGATTCGCTCTGAACTCAGCGGGAAACTTTATGACATTGCGAATGAAACCCGCCATATGTCAGAAAGGAACAAAGCCGTGTTGATTCGTGAGACCAAACACTTGGATAAATCAAATTTCGTCGTCAAGCGTGCTCAGCAAATGCTGGCGAAGTTACGGGGAGAAGAATGGATTCACTGATGGGCGCACAGGACGGCGCAAAAAGAAAAACCAGCAGGGTTCAGCTGCTGGCTATCAATTGGTATATGAACTTTGGAGAACATATGCATTCGATTATCAAGCATTTTGAGTTTAAGTCAAGTGATGAGCAGGTTGTGAGCATTGACGCAGCCAAGCACAAAGGAAAGCCCGTTTTCCTTGCCGTTGAGCTTGCAAAGTCCTTGGGGTACGCAGATCCACATAAAGCCCTTAAACAACATTGTAAGTCCTTGATTAATCTTAATTCGGGCGAATCGTCGGAATTAGGTTTTGGATCGCGCCCTCGTGGAGTGATTCTGGCAGGCCAGGCTGATATGTTTAGGCTGATTATGCGTAGCAGCCTTCCGTCTGCTGAGCGTGTTCAGGATTGGGTTTGCGAAGATGTGCTTCCTGCTCTTATGGAAACCGGAAGCTATAGCGTGAACAAGGAAAAGCCATCTTCCGGGCTTCCTGAGTATCGCCGGGCTAAAGCTGCGCAACTCAACGCCGTGGCTCTGGAGAAAAATATCGCCTCAGCACGTGAGCTGATGTCTATGTTCCCTCGTCTTGGTGACGCGGCGAATCAGGTGATCGTTGCTACTCTGGTTAACCCATTGCTTGGTCATGAGGTTGTGCCGCTTCCTCAAATTGAGGAGCATCATTACACCGCAGGGGAGGTTGCCGATCAGCTTGGTTGCACAGCTAATAAGATTGGACGCCTGGCTAATAAGCACAATCTGAAGAATGAGCAATATGGCAAGTTCTTCCTGGATAAGGCTAAACACTCGGATAAGCAGGTAGAAGCGTTTCGTTATAACGCTGAAGGTATCAAGGCACTTCGACACCTGAT